CATTTGGATTTATATTTTAGTGATTTACATTGTAATTTGTTAACTATCCTTGATATCATATTACGTTTCCATATAAAACGGTACACTACATATACGAATATACAAATACTTAGTAATAACAATATACCTTGAGTTTTATTCATCTTGAGATTTATATATATATTGAAGATTTAATATATAATCACTAACAAATATAATAGTAATTATATATAAACTTATAATAATGGCTGGTGGATTACTAAACATTGCTGCCGTAGGAAATGCTAATCTATTTTTAACAGGAAATCCAAGTAAAACATTCTTTAAAGTAACTTATTGTAAATATAGTAATTTTGGACTTCAAAAATTCCGTATTGATTATAATGGAGCAAGAGATTTGCGTTTAACTGAACCATCTACTTTTCAGTTTAAGATACCAAGACACGCTGAATTATTAATGGATACATACATAGTAGTTACATTACCAGATATATGGAGCCCTATACATCATCCATTACCTAAACCAATACTTTCACAAGAAGGACCAAATACTATCCCCGACTTAGTTGATGGTAATGACACTGGGTGCCGATGGGCTCCTTATGATTTTAGGTGGATTGAAAACATTGGAGCATCTATGATTCAAGAGATAGAAATTACAAGCGGTTCATTGACTATTCAAAAATATACAGGCGAATACCTTTCTATGATGGTTGAGCGTGATTTTAATGCTGAAAAAAAGGAGTTATTTAATAAGATGACTGGAAATGTTCCTGATTTGAATGACCCTGCAAACTGTAATGGACGTATTAATTCATATCCGTCTTCTATTTATACGCAAAATGCTGCGGGTTCCGAACCATCCATCCGGGGAAGAAATCTATATATCCCTATTAATACTTGGTTTACATTGAATAGTTCGTGTGCGTTTCCCCTAATCGCTCTCCAATATCAAGAACTTCATATTAACGTTACATTTAGGCCTATCCAAGACTTAATTCAAGTGCGTGATGTATTTGATTCAAAAAACAACTTCCCGTATGTAAAGCCTAATTTTGGGGAGTCCCGTTTTCAAATGTATCGTTTTTTACAGACTCCTCCTTCATTAGAAATATCTGCCGAAAACTATCAAAATACACTTTCTTCGTGGAACGCAGACGTTCATTTAATGTCAACATACTGCTTCCTTTCCAAAGAAGAAGCAGAATTATTTGCTAGAAAAGACCAAGTCTATTTGGTTAAAGATGTATTTAGACATACATTTGAAAATATCACGGGAACTCGGAAAGTTAAATTACAATCACCTCCTGGTATGGTTTCGAGTTGGATGTGGAACTTACAGCGAAATGATGTGAATTTGCGAAATGAATGGAGTAATTATACAAACTGGCCGTATAAAATGTTGCCAGTGGGTAGTGTACCATATACTAATATGAACACTCAAGGTGCCTTTCCAAATGTAGACCCGGTTGATTTACTTGTCACTGGATATTTAACTACAGGTAATTTTGCGGTAGAGAATAGAAAGGAAATACTTGAAACAATGGGTATACAACTAGATGGTAGTTATCGTGAAAATATGTTAACTCGTGGTATTTATGATTATATTGAAAAATACACACGAACAAAGGGTTCTGCAAAAGACGGAATTTATTGTTATAACTTTTGTTTGGATACAAGCCCATTTGAGTATCAACCGTCTGGAGCAATTAATTTAAGTAAGTTCAAAAATATAGAGTTAGACATTACGACGTATGTTCCGCCGATTGATAATATTAATTCCAGTTTTGATGTTATTTGTGATGGTGAAGGGAACCCAATTGGTTTTCGTAAAGAAAATTGGAGATTATATGACTATAATTACAATATGACTCTATATGAAGAGAGATACAATGTATTATCATTCATAGGTGGTTCTTGTGGTATGTTACATTCAAGGTAATTCATTTATTGCGTGTTATTTTCATTTTATTAAGATTTATATAGTATAACAAATAATTGTATACTATATAATGAAAGAACCCGGGAATAGTAATAAAGTATTTAGTGATGACAATAAAGATATGGAATCCACTAACTTTCAAACCGAACATATGAAGAATAAAATAAAGAATATTAAGAAACGAAAAAAAATATTAAACATTCAAAATATTGAACGAACCATTAGTTAATGTTCACGAAAAAACAAACACTCAACCGTCGCAATCAAACCAAAAAGAAGGGTTTACGTTTCGGGATGATGACTGGACGGGTGATGATAGTATTTACGAAGGAGGAAAAAAGGCAGCGGTTTCTGAATCACGTTCATTCGCTGAACTAATTGAAGACGCATATAAAAAAATGACCGATTGGTATGATAAAATGATATTCACCTTTACAAAAGCAGCAAGTAGTAACGGTAAACATATTAATTCTGACAAAGGGCATCTAAAAAAATATATTAATTGGATATTTGCAATAATAGTTGCATCTATCGGTGTATACAATTGGTGTTTTATTATGTTTTATAGAAATGAAGGTGATCTTCGCGTAAATGTATGGAATGTTCCAAGAGATTATATTAACAAGCGTGCTTCGTATGACCCATTTTCCTCGTTCATACAATTATTTACTGATATACCATTATTCTTTACCGATTTTTTTAAAAAATCCATTATTGACTGGATACCAGATACTATTATGTCTAAAATAGATGACCCAAGATCACAAAACTCGTATGATGCTGTGTTAATATCATTGTTTATGTTTATATTAACCGCATCTGTATTTATGGTAAATGGCTCAGGAGAAGCTATTAAAAATGTAATAGTAGATCTTGCAAAATTGGAATTTACCGGTGTTTTGCCTATTATTATTTACACAGTTAGTGCTATATTATTTATACTAACATTTATGGAAACTCATCCTATAGCTGCGATATTACCAATTGGAAGACTTTTTTTATTTGCTAAATTTTTGAACCCAATGTTTTGGGTAGAAAAAGTGGTTCACCTGGTATATTTAATTTTTGTAGGAATACCATTAGCGACAGCCACATTAATCGGTTATATATTGTTCCATACATTCTTTGGACTATTTTATAATGGAGCTAATATATTACATACAAAAGCTAAATTTGATGAGTTCTTGAATAGATATAAACCAGAGGAACGTCGTCATACCACATGTAATCCGCTCAGTTTCTTTGAAAAAATTATAAATTACATGATTCAGATATTTAACTACATATATGATAATTGTATTAAGCTCGGATTTCTGAGTGTAATGTTGTATGCTTTAATTGATTCACTAATAAATATTAAGAACGTTGATCTTAAAGAGATAATCGCGATGATTGTGTCTTGTTGTATATTAGTGATTCTTTGTATTATTGGTTATGTTCCTGGGAATGGTAAGGTTCAGCAACCTTCAACTGAGGAAAATATCACGCCACCAAATGTTAACGAAACGTCTATGAGAAATCCTATGAATATACCGAATCTGGAATCAATTCCTACAACTGACACTATAAATAATATCGCTAACAATTTATCTATTCCTCAAAAAGAAACCTTTACTAAAATGGCAGACAATTTAAATGTCAATGACAATAATAAAATTCAAGATGGATTGAAAGCCGGTATGGATATACTATCAAATCTGAAATAGTTGGAAAAATAACAAAACAACAAAATATATTAGTTTGTAATTACAAATATAAATACATACTAATAATATTACTATCCATAATTATGGGAGAAAATGAGAATAAATCAGTAGATAAGTATCCTCTTATAAGTATATGCACTCCTACATTCAATCGTCGCCCATTCATTGAGAATATGTTTAACTGCTTTCGTAATCAAGATTATCCTAAAGATAGAATTGAATGGATTATCGTAGATGACGGAACCGATAAAATCAAAGATTTAATTGTAGCATCTGATATTCCTCAAATACGATATTTTGAAATAGAGAAAAAAATGGTTCTGGGTGAAAAACGCAACTATATGCATAAACATGTAAGAGGGTCTATCATTGTCTATATGGATGATGATGATTACTATCCTCCCAACCGTTTTTCTCACGCCGTAGAACGACTTCAATCAAATCCAGAAGCATTATGTGCTGGTTCAAGTGAAATTTACGTGTATTTTAAAGGAATGAATAAGATGATACAATGTGGTCCGTATGGACCAAATCACGCAACCGCAGGGACATTTGCGTTTAAGACTAAATTATTAGAACAAACCAAATATGAGGACCACGCTGCTTTAGCCGAAGAAAAAGCGTTTTTAAAGGACTATACAATCCCTTTCGTACAACTTGACCCACTAAAAAGTATTCTTGTATTTTCTCACGAACACAATACATTTGATAAACGCAAAATGTTCGACCAAAAACAAGACCCCAAATACTTCAAAGAATCTTCCAAAACAGTAGATACTTTCATACAAAATAAATACGAAAGCAACATTAAAAAGTTCTTTATGGAAGATATTGATGGGTTGTTAGATAAATATGACCCCGGAAAGCCAGAAATGAAACCAGATGTACTCAAACAAATTAAAGAGATTGAAGCAAAGCGAGCACAAATGATTAAAGACTACGAAGAGAAACAAAAATCGCAAAATGGACCAATTATGCTTACACGTGAAGGTCAACCACCCGTCCAACTAACTAACCAACAGGTCGTCCAAATTATGGGACAACATAAACAACAGATTCTTGACCTTACCAAGAAGAATGAAGAGCTTCAACGATTTACTCAATTACTACAACAAAAAGTTATTGAATTAAATAAAACTAATAAACAGCCACTTATCGCGTCTGTCAATAAACACGAAGTTGAGGGAAAAGAACAACTTATATCACAAATCAGTGCTTTAACCAAAAGAAATGAATTTATTGAAACACAATTAACCTCCGCAAATAATACCATTACCAAATTACAATCGAATAATAATAACAATGACTAGTTTCTCTGAATATTGATAAAATTCATACTATTTTATCAATAACATCTTTATTCATTCTCATCTACAATATCAATAGCTACCATATCCTTCTTTACACTTTTATCCATGTATCTATACATCCGCTGTATATCTAATTTATTAATGTTATAATTTTCAAATATTTTGATAATATCACTTGTGTCATCGTTATCCGCCATTAATCGTATTTCTTGGAACATGAAAATCAATTCTGATTTATCTAAATCTAATTCTTGACATAATCCGTATATAAACATCATATTGTTGTATTCAGTTGAATATTTTGTCAATACTTTTGTAAATCTCACTTCCGAATTATCAAATTTGTTCTTATTTTCAGGAAAATTATCATGATAAATTTTATTATTATGGAATGTTTTCATTAGGGAACTCATTTCATTAAATTGCCAAATTTGATTCTGGAATGTAATCCTGTCAATATAATCAGCATAACACATTTTATCCAATATTTTTTGATATACCGGTATAGATTTACGTCTATCATATTTTTCTATCATATCAACTACGTTTTCGTGCCATAATAGTGCAACAATCGTTCTTTCGGTTTCATTCATCACACGATTATGATGGTTTAATGAAACGTAATTATTAATTAGTGTCTGTGTAATCCGTTTAGAATCTTCATTGCTAGACTTTTTTTGAAATATTAAGGATAGTGAGTCGCATTCAAGTAGCGACGGATTTTTGCTGTAAACATCATATACAAAGTTTAACTTGCGCACGTCACACTGTATATACTCTAATAGTGTTTGTTTCTTTTCTTGATTATTATGATTATTTAAATCTGGAAACATAGTTACTAGTATATGGTTGATTTGGTCCATTGTTGGCAATTTCAATTCAAATGTATTGCACACTTTCATTAATTCGCGAATTTTTTTATCAATACAGTAATTACCTATACATATAATTGGGTTCATTGTAGAATTTTCTAATTTTTGTTTTTTTGTCTTCTTTTGACGTATTAATTTAATTAATGCGGTGATACCACCTTTATCGCCATTATTCATACCATCTATTTCATCCATTACTATTGCTATTTTTTTCACTTTACGGGTCATCATATCAAGCACGTTTCTATTTGATATATTATTACTTGTTATTGTATTGATTAATCCTGTATTACGAACATCACCCGCATCATACTTTATTACATCATAGTTCAGTTCTTTTAACAAGTTCATTACGAATGTGGTTTTTCCTGACCCGGGAGAACCATATATATATATACCTTTTTTGTATGTTAATTCATTGTGCTTCTTGTCAAAATCATTTAATATTGACTTTATATTATCGGTTGTAGTTTGTCTTTCAAAAATTCGATTTAAATCGGTATTATCAATAATTTTTTCCATGTTCCTTATTTGTTATATTATAATAGTATTTTTATAACTCATTTCATACGAATAATATTATGTATCAATAAAATATTATTTTTATTTAAGCAAAAGCACTGAAATTTGCGGTTCTTGGTATAAAATTACTAGGTCTTTCTGGTAAGGCACCAAATCTGGTGAAGTTATTATTAGTTCCATAATTTTGACCTTGATTTCCACCGGTTTGTTGATATGCCATACGACCACCAGATTGCTGTTGCTGTTGCTGTTGCTGTTGCTGTTGCTGTTCGGGGGTTAATATATCTACAACGCCACTGCCAGCATCACGAAG